AACTACCGAAGAATACTCGGTTATTTGCAAAGAGTTTGGGTTTGAACATATTAAAAAAGATAATTTGGGAATTTGTGGTGGTAGACAATGGATTGCCGAACATTTTGAAACGACAGATTTAGATTATTATTTATTTTTTGAAGACGATATGTTTTTCCATCCGAAAGACGGAGTTTGTAGAAATGGATTCAATAGATTTGTTCCAAATCTTTATAGTAAGTCTCTAGATATTATTAAAAAAGAAAACTTTGATTTCCTAAAACTTAATTATTCTGAATTTTATGGTGATAATGGAACTCAGTGGTCGTGGTATAATGTTCCACAACACGTGAGAACTGAATTTTGGCCTGGTAAACCAAGATTACCTGAAATGGGTTTAGACCCTAACGCACCTAAGACACAATTCAATAAAGTATTGTCACACAAAGGATTACCATATGCTGCAGGTGAGGTATACTATTGCAATTGGCCTCAGATTGTTAGTAGAACAGGAAATCAAAAAATGTTTTTAGATACAACTTGGGCTCACCCATTTGAACAAACTTGGATGTCTCATATGTATCAGTTGGTTAAAAAAGGTGAATTGAATCCTGCGTTGTTATTATTAACACCAACGGAACACGATAGATTTGAACATTACGAGAGGGGGCTTCGTAAAGAGTCATAACAGTATATTTATTGTTATGGAATTTTATATTAAGAAGAATGCAACTCTTCCTGTGTTAAAAATGCAGGTTGTAAAAGATGGAAGAGCTGGGTACCAACAACTTATGGAGGACCTGGAAGTTTCCACAATATTTTTTACTATGATTGACGTGGAAACAGGAATTCCTAAAATTGTCTCTGCCCCATGTGAAATCGTGAATTTAATTCTGCCGTTGGGTGCCTCTCCCGAGTATTACATTTATTTCAAGTTTACTGCAAGAGATACAAACACTCCTGGTAGATACCAAGGACAATTCTTAATTAAGAACGACGAAGGAAATTTAATTCTACCAATTAGAGAAGAACTTTATATCAACATCCAAGATAGTTTTATTTCAGAAACTGCTTGTTGCTAATTTGATTACTCAAAAATTTTGTTTAATATTTATATACGATGAGGAAGGTAAATTTCACGACAGTGTGAAAGCCAATAAACCACTCGTATACGAAATATGTTTACAGAACAAGAAATTGAATCGTTCCTACACGGAAACGACCCTGAAGAATTTATAGTCGCCATTGAGTTCGACTATGCATCAAACTCTATTTTTAAAGTTAAGGAAATCCCAGGTAAGGGAAAAGAAATCCGTAAAGACACATTTACTCCGTTCGCTTGGGTTGGTGATTTACGAGATATTAATTTCTACGGTGGCTCCAAAGCAGCTCAGAAAGAGGCCATGACCAAACATGGTATCATGATTGAAAAACTCCAAACTTACGACAACGAAAGATTAGAAAAAGGTTTAACATTTATGGTTAAGTCTTTAAAAGGTTATCGTGAATTAGTACAGTTTTTTAGAGAAGGTGGTTGTGACCCTTGGGGGGAAAGGACTAAAGATAAAGTTATGATTCTACCTCCCGTAGAACAATACCTTATTTCAAAAGAAAAAAGATTATTCAAAGGATTTGAAGATTATAATCAAGTTACCCGATTGGTGTTTGACTTGGAGACGACCTCGTTGGAACCAAAAGACGGTCGTATATTCATGATTGGAATCAAAACAAATAAAGGGTATCATAAAGTTATTGAATGTATTGATGAGTCACAAGAACGTGGTGCCATCATAGAATTTTTTGATATTATAGACCAACTAAAACCAAGTATTATTGGTGGTTATAACTCGGCAAACTTCGACTGGCATTGGATATTTGAAAGATGTTCTATTTTGAATATTGACCCTAAAAAGATTTGTAAATCATTACATCCACAACATTCGTTTACAAGAAAAGAGAGTATGTTGAAACTTGCAAACGAAGTTGAACCATATACTCAAACTTCTATTTGGGGTTATAACGTTATTGATATTATTCATGCGGTTCGTAGAGCTCAAGCAATTAATTCAAGTATTAAATCTGCGGGTTTGAAATACATTACACAATTTATTAATGCCGAAGCCCCTGACCGAGTTTACATTGACCACTTAGATATTGGTCCGTTCTATGCTAAGAAAGAAGAGTTTTGGTTAAATACTCAAAACGGTAACTACCGTAAGGTTGGACAGGACCCAAAGATTGATGCAATCTGTGAGAATAGAACCGACGTATATCTTAAAACCACAGGAGACAATCTTGTTGAGAGATATCTTGATGATGACTTAGATGAAACCCTTAAGGTTGACTCAGAATTCAACCAAGGTTCATTCTTGTTGGCTGCGATGATTCCAACAACATATGAAAGGGTTTCAACAATGGGTACCGCAACATTATGGAAAATGTTGATGTTGGCGTGGTCTTATAAACATAGCCTTGCAATACCTGCGAAAGAATCAAAAACAGACTTCGTAGGAGGTCTTTCTAGACTACTTAAGGTTGGATATAGTAAAGACGTACTTAAGCTCGACTTTTCGTCTCTATACCCCTCTATTCAATTAGTACACGACGTTTTTCCTGACTGTGATGTTACGGGTGCGATGAAGGGAATGTTAAAATGGTTCCGTGATACTCGTATCAAATACAAGAACCTTGCAGAAGAATTCTATACAATTGATAAGAAGAAATCAGAATCATATGGTAATAAACAATTACCTATCAAAATCTTTATCAACTCTATGTTCGGTGCATTATCCGCCCCACAAGTTTATGCTTGGGGTGACATGTATATGGGTGAACAGATTACTTGTACAGGTAGACAATACCTTAGACAAATGATTAGATTCTTTATGACCAAAGGATATGTTCCATTGGTTATGGATACGGACGGTGTGAACTTCTCGACGCCACCTGAAGCTAAAGACAGAGTGTATGTTGGTCGTGGATTGAATTGGAAAGTTAAATTAGGTAAAGAATATTATGGTCCTGAGGCCGATGTTGCAGAGTACAACGATATATTCATGAGAGGTGAAATGGCTTTGGACACCGACGGTGTTTGGCCTTCATGTATTAACTTGGCTCGTAAGAACTATGCGGTTATGGACGCCAAGGGTAAAATTAAACTAACAGGTAATAGTATTAAATCTAAGAAGCTCCCAATCTATATTGAGGAGTTCCTTGATAAGGGTATTAAGATGTTGTTAAAGGGTGAGGGTAAAGAATTTGTTGAATATTATTATGAATACCTACAAAAGATTTTTGATAAACAAATACCACTATCCAAGATTGCGCAACGAGCTAAAGTTAAATTGTCTCTTGATGACTACAAGAAACGTTTGAATACAAAAACTAAATCGGGTAATAGTATGTCAAGAATGGCACACATGGAACTTGCAATAGAAAACAATTTAAATGTTAATTTGGGTGACGTTATAATGTATGTTAACAATGGACTTAAGGCATCTCATGGGGATGTACAAAAGAAAGGGGATGGTGTACAACTTAACTGTTATATGTTAGATAAAGATATATTAGACAATGACCCTAATTTGACTGGTGATTATAATGTACCAAGAGCGGTTGTTACCTTCAATAAAAGAATTGAACCTCTTATGGTTGTATTTAAAGACGATGTTAGAAATGGGCTTATTGTTGCTGACCCTGAAAAACGTGGTATATTTACTGCGGCACAATGTGAATTAATAAATGGACATCCATTAGGACAAGGAGACCAAGACGATTTACAAAAAGACGTATTAGATATTACAGAGCAAGAACTTAAATATTGGGAGAAAAGAGGACTTGACCCTCATTATATGTATGAGTTAGCTGAAGAAGGTTGGGAACAAAAACTTATGACTGTTTAAGTCCGTCGGATGAAAGGATATACCAGTTTCCACCAACAAATCTAAATTCAATACAAGCAAACTTATCTACAACAACCTCATCATATTCCTCGTCGATTTTACCGACATCAGGTCTTATGGTGAGGTTTGTCATTGATTTAACAACAATGTGGTCAGTAGTTGATGAATCTAATGTTACAAAAGATTGTGTAACACCTCTAATAATTACACAACTTTCACCTTGTGTTCTATAATCTAATTCTGAAACTACAGATATTTCTGATGTATTGATTGACACCCCGTTGATAATTCTTCTTGAAGGTATCGATTTTACTATTGCCATAAATTTATATTACGTATATTTGACGAGGCATAGCCCTAAATTTCATTTGCTTATTTAAGTTTTCAGCAATTAAGGCTTCTCTCTCCATTACTTTATCAGGTCTCATTCTTGTTAACCAACCTTCAGCACCAATTAATTCTTCAATCAATTTGGTTTTTTCGTCTTTTGCCTCGGTCAATAAACTTTGATAGTCCATTGTAATTTCTGTGTCAGGTGTTTTCAAGTTACCACTGTACTTACCTCTAACCCTTGCTAGTGTTTCTTTACAGTATGCGGTAAACCATCTTCTCACCCATTGTTGTCCTGGTACGTTTAAGTCAGTCCAAGTCAATTCTTCAATTGGGACATCCGTAGGTAATTTAATAATATCAGGATTATTTTTAAGACAATCTCCTCTACTATCAGGCTCTACATCGTAATACCAATACCAAACTGCTTTACCAACGTATAGGTTATAGTTGGCCCAATTAAACTTACCACCAGGTGTGTTATATAAGTGTATTAACTTTTTACCATCAGGTAATCCTGTAATTCTATAAGTTAATGAACCACCTAAAATTCTATTTAAAATGTTTGCTTCTTGCATTCTAATCAGGTAATCAAAACCTGACATCATAAAATAAGAACCTTGGTATCCCATTTGGGCAAATCCAGCTTCATTAGCCCCTAATCCAACACCACCCATACCGAATCCACCCATTCCGCCTAAACCAAATGCGGTCCAAGCTTGGTTAGAAAACCATAGTAATTCGTTAACTTCTCTACCCGCAGGTATTTCGTAAGTTTGAGTGTTGGCACTTAATATAAAGTAATCTTTCTTTAAAACCCATGGTCCTTCGGTTTGAAGTCCGACAATTTTAGAATACGAATAACTGAACTGTTGTTCAAAATCCATAGTTCTTGTAACCAAAGCTCTTGCTACAGACCTTTCGTTCATGTTTAAATTCACAAGGTTAACCCATTGCGAATCAATTAACCATTGAAGGATATATTCTTCATAATCCCCAATCGCTAATTCCATCAACGAGTCCATCATTTCATCCTCAAGTTCAACACTTCTAAGTGGAGCACCCAATTGATGTTTGATTCTTGTATATATTCTACTTCTTTCTGGTTCTGGTAATACTGCCATATCTAATAAATATCTTTATTATTCTATTTCGTGTATTAAAGACGATTCATCAAACACATATTGATGGTGGTCCTTCACTGGATTATTTTCAAAAATTAAAATCTTATTAGATTTCGTGTTAATAAATATCAACCAATTTACGTTGTATGGTTTTACGTTACCCGTATCATATACAGTTATTTTACCATCTTCGTTTTTCATATTAGAAAACGGTTTAACTTGTGCGGTATATTTTCTTTCACCAATATTCACAATTAAATCAATTCCTTTAAACGCATCGTTTTTTTCTCCGTGACCACCAATCTTTTCAACAGAAGATTCTGAACCAAAATATTTTGTAATTTTTGATGACACATCGTCTTCTGACTTTTGTCCTCTATCCCAAAGTTTTTTTAAAACTTTAATTATGTTTATAAAATCTTGATTGTTTTTTGTAAAAATATCTTTCTTAAAGTGGTCTAAAGCTTTAATTAATCTGGCAACCTCACTTATGTTTCTTTTTTCTTTTTGACTAAAATCAAATTTCTTTTCAGGGTTTCCTATGTTCTCAATTTGATTGTTCACCGCTTTGGTTAACAAACAGAATGAGTTGAAGTTTGTGTTTAGGTTATTTAATATTGACCTTCCCTCTTTAGATTCAACACCATAGAAACCTGACATTTCTTTGTTGGTACTTTCAACCCAAAATTGGTGAAACACTTGTTTTAATACACTGGTAACTCCGTCTTGATATGCTCTTTTAATCTTTGGATTGTTAATTAATTCTCTATAGAACTGAACTTCTTTGTTATCACAAAATTCAGCCTCCTTTGATTCAGTTATTATTTTTGCCATTTCAACCGACTCTAAAAGTTTTGTTTCGGTTTTCATTTCATATAATTTAGAAACAAAATCCCAGTTAACAACTTTCCAAAAGTTTGTAATGTATTCGTCCCTTTTGTTTCTATACTTCAAATAGTATGCGTGTTCCCAAAGGTCCAAACCTAAAAGAGGAAACCCACCACCCTCAATAACATTCATCAGTGGATTGTCTTGGTTTGGTGTGGACATAATTTTAAGTCCGTTCTTTGCGGTTAATACCAACCAAACCCAACCTGACCCAAATCTGTCTTTGGCAATTGTCTCAAACTTTTTCTTAAATGCTGGAAAACTTCCAAACTCTTTTGTGATTTTCTTATATAATTCCCCTTGAAGTTTTTTTGGTTGTGGGGTTAACATGTTCCAAAATAACGCGTGGTTAAACGCACCACCAGCATTATTTCTAATTGTTTTATCAAAACGACTGATTGTTTTGATTATCTGTTCTAACTCTAAGTCTCCGTATTTTTTCTTGGCTAAAGCGGCGTTTAACTTGTCTACATACCCCTTGTAATGTTTGTTGTAGTGGAAGTCCATCGTCTCTTGGTCAATGAACTGTTTCAGGGCTGAGTAAGAATAGGGTAATTTCTCTATTCCGATTTTTTTCATTTCTGTGATTAACAACTCTTTTTCTCTTGTCACTTTTTGTTCTACAATTTGTGTCTCGAGTTGTTGAATCTTTTCTTCTATTTTATTCATCTTTGGATTATTCATTTGATTATAAATAATCCGTAAGTTGTTTATTTTCTACTTTCATTGATTCTCTTCAAAATTTCTTCAGCGGCATCTGATGTATTTTGATTGTCACCCATTACAGTTGCGATGACTTGTTTCTTGTTGTTTAGGATATCGTAGATAATACCTTCAATGGTGTTTTCGAATATTGGATAATAAACCAAAACATTATTTTTCTGTCCATATCTATACGCTCTGTCTTCTGCTTGAGCGTGGTCTGACGGTAAAAAAGATAGGTCGTTCATAATAACAGCCTCCCCCGCGGTCAGTGTTAACCCAACTCCAGCTGCTTTAATATTACCAACAAAAACTTTAACTTTTTCATTTTCTTGAAAAGAGTCAACACTGTGTTGTCTTTCTGGTTTTGTCATGGACCCATCAACCTTTACTGCGGTTTTACCAAAATGTTGACAAATTTTATTTAATGAGTCGGTAAAGTTGCAGAATATAATAACCTTCTTATCTTGTTCGATAATGTTTTCAGCAATCTCAATTGTCTGATTAATTTTTTCATCAGCAATTATTTGTCTAATTTTTGTAAGCTTTGTAAATTGTACCGTCAACGATTTAGATTCTTCAGGGTTTTTATCATACCAATCATAATACTCACCCATAACCTCTTCATATGCTTTTGATTTTAATCTAAGGTAAACTGGTGTAATAATTTTATCTGGAAGGTCCAAAACGTTTTCTTTTAATCGTCTTAATACAAGAGGAGATGTTCTGTCTCTTAATTCCTCCAAGTTGGATGAACCCGTTACATTCCATACTTTTCTACCCCCAACGTTAAATTGATATCCATTACAATATCTAATGGCGTAAGCCATCCAATTTTTTGCAACGGGTGATTCAATAAGGCTCAACAAGTTGAAATAGTCCATGGGTCTTGATGTCATTGGGGTACCAGTTAGTAACCACAATCTGTCAACCTTTTTTGCAATATCATTAATTAGTTTTGTTCTTTGCGCCGTAGGATTTTTGATATAGTGTGCTTCATCAACAACCACCAAATCAAAATTGGCAATAAAAATTTGCGATTCATCTTTTTTCTTACTATCATGGAAGTTTTTTATAATGTCATAGTTTATGATAACAAAATCGTGTTCTGTACTAAAACTTTTTCCTTCTGAAATGAATATTGATTTATCAGAGTAATTTTCAATTTCACGTTTCCAGTTAATCTTCAAAGTTGCTGGACAAATTATCAAAACTTTTTTAGCACCTGTTTCTAAAGCCGCAATAATTGTTGAGGTGGTTTTACCAAGACCCATGTCGTCGGCCAAGATAAACTTTTTATTTTCAACAAGTTTTTGAATTGCTTCTTTTTGGTGTTCTAACGGGGGACGGTGAGAGTATTTGTCATAACTAATAACAACATCTTTTACCGTGTTGTCTTTTATAATTGCCGCCTTTGGTAACCAAAAGTCGTGGAGTTCTTGTGTTTCTGTAATTTTACCCCAAATGTGATATGCTTTTTCTTTATCGGCAAGTAACTTTTCAACCCAAACCTTTTCTGGTATTTCGGTCATTAGTTTATCGTCTGCCAATTTTTTGGCAAAATACGCATCTAAAATAACCCACTTCTTGGCAACCTTAGGTTGTTTGTCATGGTTATTTATAATGTACTCTGATTGACTTCTTGTTGGGTAAAACTTCTTATTTATTTGTGACTTTCTTTTAAGTTCAAGTATGTAGTTGTTTCCACCTTCATAAGATTCCAACAGAGACAATGCTTTAGATTCTAAACTTACATCCATCTATAAGAAAAATATTTGACTTAAATATAGTTATAAGCAGAGTATTTATCAATATATGCAAAAATTAGTTCCAATAACAAGATTAGGTAAGTTCTTCGGGGCGGAGGATTATGACCTTGACATCGGTATGGGTGAAGAGTGGTTACTTGGTGACATGAACTTTACCATAGTTCTTTATCGTATTGATAGAAGAAAGACAAAAACTGATGATGTGTATGGTGAGGTTTTGGAAGATGGAATACAATTCTTGGCCCCTGTTGAATTAAAAGGTTTGGTTCAGGTCATGACTCCAACACAAAAAACTTACGGTAATTCTAAGGTTGAAATTCAAGAACCTGGTAACATGAAGTTTTCTATATATCAAAAAACTTTGGATGATATGGGAGTTGAAATTTTCCAAGGGGATTATATAGGATACTATGAAACAGAAGACCGAGTTAGGTATTATGTTGTCTCAGATGATGGATATGTAAAATCTGATAATAAACACACGTATGGTGGTTACAAACCTTTCTATAGGTCTATTACTGCAAATTATGTTAGTGAAAACGAATTTAGAGGTATATAATGAAAGTTATTGTTACAGAATCACAATTAAGAAAAATTGTAGAGACTATTACCGATGGTAAAGTTATCTGCGATAGTTGTGGTTGGTCTTGGGAACTTTCGGATGGAGGAGATGACCCTTACATCTGTCACAAGTGCGGACATAATAACTCTGAAAAAGAATATATAGGAAAAAGAGTTATGGTTTATTATAACTTACATAAACACACATTCTCAGTTACTTATAAATCTAAAGTAATACTACACGCAGATTTTGTTAAGTTAGGTGATGTTGAGTTTAGAGTTAGACCAGGAGGTAAAGATAGAGTGCGTGCTGAGAAATCCAAAAACGTTCACGCGTTTGTGATTGGGGATTTATTAGATTATTGTGAACACCCTTGTAAAGAGATTCCTTCTCAAACATCAGATAATATCATAACATATAACCCATATAAACACGATTCATTTGTATATAAAAAAGGTGGAGAACCAATATACTCAGCCAAAGAGGTTGATATGATAAATTCAACTAATAAATTATTTGTAGTTAAAAAATAATATGCCGTTACCAAAACAGGTTAAACCTACATTACCTTTAGTACCAAAAAAGACATTGTCTGCTCGTAGAGAACAATTACTTGAGTACATTAATGAAGACGGAACTTATCTTCCTAAGTCGGTATTACATGCCGATTTGGATAGAGGTATGTTGGATTTTGTTAAGGAAGATTTACAGGTTATAACATCAGGTAAGATTGTACCTATGGTTGATATTATTATAACAACTCAAAACTGGACTCAGTATGTTGAGACCGCATTGTTTACTAATTTGGATTACAACCCTGAACCTCCATTCATTACTGTGGTGAGACAACCTGAAGTTAAGTTTGGAACAAATCCATCATTACAGTACACAATACCAAATAGAAAACAATTCTATTATGCCTCAGTTCCAACTTGGAATGGAAACGAACAAGGTATGGACATTTATACAATACCCCAACCCGTACCTGTAGATATAAACTACAGTGTTAAAATCATTTGTAATAGAATGAGAGAGCTTAATCAACTAAACAAAGTGATTATGCAGAAGTTTTCATCAAGACAAGCCTATACATTTATAAAAGGACAATACGTTCCAATTGTATTGAATAACATTTCTGATGAATCTCAAATGAATATGGATTCAAGAAAATATTTTGTTCAAAACTATGACTTTACAATGTTGGGTTATTTGATTGACGAAGAAGAATTTCAAGTAAAACCTGCAATTGCCAGAGTATCACAGATTATGGAATTAGATACAACTCTTTTAAAAAATAGAAAAAACAAGTATCCAAAAAATCCAGATGAATTTTTATCAAACTTTTTATACGTTGTTGGAAACACTAGTTTAAACGATGTAATTGATTTCACAGCTAATATGACATTTACTAATTCAACAAATGTTGAAAGTTATGATGTTTATATTAACGACGATTATTTTGGTAGTGGTGTTCAAGAAATACAAATAACAACAAACGACGTATTAAGAATTGATATTATTAAAACGGACAATGCTCAAGAGGCTTCAATTCAGTTTGATTCCCAATTAGTTTAATTCTCTCCGTATATATCTTTTTTTTCTTTACACTTTTCCAGTATCAGATTTTCCAAAAATTTATAAATCTTTATCCCACGTTTATCACAGTACTTTTTTAGTACCTCGTGTACTTCAGGGGATATTTTAATGTTCTTTATTTCTTTAGTTGTTTTCATAGGTAGAAAAAAGGCAGAATTAATTCATACTGTTTATAAATAGATATTCAAAAGTCAAGTTTTTTCATTCAGATACTAATATTTATCAATAAAATAAATCTGCAATAGAATAATTTAAAGAATGGCAACACAAGTAAATCAAAAGGTATATGTATCACCTGGAGTATACACGTCTGAAACCGACTTATCATTTGTTGCTCAGAGTGTGGGTGTAACTACATTAGGATTGGTAGGGGAAACAATTAAAGGTCCCGCTTTCGAACCTATATTTATCACAAATTACGATGAGTTTCAAGCATATTTTGGGGGAACAGAACCTACAAAATTTGTTAATACACAAATCCCTAAATACGAAGCGGCGTACATCGCCAAATCTTATCTACAACAATCTAATCAACTTTTCGTAACGAGAATTTTAGGATTGTCAGGATACGACGCTGGTCCGTCTTGGAGTATCAAGGTAACGGCAAACGTAGACCCACTAACTATCGGAACTAATCCATCTACTGGTTCTCCGTTTATCGTTGGATTTTCAGGAACGTCAAGTGGTAATACATTTATATTCACGTCTGGTTCATTACCTGGACCTGTAACAGTTAATTTAAATAATCAATATAGATTATCTGATGGAAGTACATCTTCTTTAGGTTTAGATTTTAATAGTAATTTGGATTCTGTAATGGATGACCCATCATTATCTGCAACAACTGCGGTAGTGTACGGTTCAATCCCTGAAACCGATTATGATAATTTATCTTTATCATATTCTAATATTATAAATGAGTATGGTGTTGAGTCTGTTAATTTAACATCAAACGATTTAAGTTCTGATAATAACGACCCTTGGTATTATGCAAACTTTGATATTACTTCAGGTAATGCGTATTCAGGATACTCGTTTTATTATGTAGTATCTAACTTGGTGTCTTTAGGTAACGGTAATTACACAGGAACAATTACAGGTAACTCATATGTTTATTCTGGTACTGCTTACACAGATTATAATAATATGGTTATTGCGACTTTACGTTCAAGAGGTATCTCTCTTTATAGTAATAGTACAGAAACTGATTTACACGGTCCTGTTTATGAAGTTAGTGGATTAACTGACTTACAAATGGTTTGTACTGAACAATATTCAGGAGTTACCCAATCACCATTTGAAACATTCTTAGTATCAGGTGTAACTAAAGACGGAGATAATTTCTCTTTTGAAACTTCTATGTCTGCGGCTTCATCTAAATATATTACTAAAGTTTTAGGAATTGATAACTTTGGTAAATCAAGAAATGAGGTACCAGTATATGTTGAAGAAATTTATCCTGGTTCTTTAAATTACGCTTACAACCAAGGTTACATTCGTGGTCTAAGTTGTGATTTAATTGCACTTGAAGGTGCTAGAAGTCAAGACCCACAGTCTATCGCTTATAACGTAACACAATATAAATCACCAAGTACACCATTCTTAGTTTCAGAATTAAGAGGTAATAAGGTTTATAACTTATTCAAATTCATCTCAATATCTGATGGAGACGCAGCAAACACTGAAGTTAAAGTGTCTATCGCAAACCTTTCATTTAATAACATGACATTTGATGTCTTAGTAAGAAATTTCTTTGACACTGACGCTAACCCTGTGGTTATTGAAAAATTCACAAATTGTAATATGGACCCAGGTTCTAACAACTTTGTGGCTAAGAAGATTGGTTCATCTAATGGAGAGTACGCTTTAGTATCAAGATATATAATGGTTGAGATGGCGGATGAGGCACCAATTGATGCAATTCCTTGTGGATTCTATGGATATACTCAAAGAGAATATGCTTCA